AATATTCATTAACATCTGTATCTACAATCGTAGATTGTGTCTCAAAGAATGTCTTAGTATTACCTAATATTTGCATAACAATCAATGTTTTCATCTGAGCTGCTTCATCATACCTCTCTTTATCATCAATTTTTTTGACTATTTTTGTGGCAGCTTTCTCTTTCTCTGATACCTTAGGTTCTGATGATTTCTCTTCTTCTACCGTTTCTTCTGGATCTTCTTCTTTTTGTACTGTTTTCGGTGTTTCTTGTTCTGGTTCCTGTGATTCTTCTTGAGGTTCTTCTGTAGTTTCCTCTGGTTCAGGTTCTACTACTTCAATCTCCTCCATTTCTAACTCAATCTCTGCTTCTATTTCACTCTCAACTTGAACAACTTCTACCTCAGGCTCAGGTATATCTATATTTAACTCTGCTATTTCTAGCTCCACAGTTTCATATGATATTTCTTCAGGCTGTGATTCTATTGGTGCAAAGTCTATATCACCTGCATCATCCACCACAACATCGTTTAATTCAAATACTTCCTCTACAAAATCTAGTTCTGTGGGGTCAAAGAGATCTAGATAGTATATTTCTTCAACACTAGTTATCTGTTGCGTAATGATAGTATTGATAACATTGTAAAACACATTGACCGTAACATCATCAAACAGGGGTCCGATAGCCAGGTTTATATCTCGACCACCCACTTCAACGGTAATCTTGTTTAATACACCACTGAAATCGAAAGACCCGTTATAAGACTGGTAGCCGGATGATATTCCAGACTCAGACAAGATGTCAGTGCCTGAAAAGACTGAACTAGTTCCATTATATCCTGTAACGTGCATGTATATTCTATCTTGAGCATCTCTTTTATCTACTTCAATTGTGTATTGAACCTGGCCACCTTTATCTATTTCTAAATCAGAAATGTCAATGTTTTGTATGATAAAGGTGGTGCCCATTCCAGACACACCCATGGTTGAAGTGCTATTGCCAGATCCTGTAATCTGTGCACACTTATCTGTGCCTAAGGCATAACAACCAGAACCACTAGGCATACTAGCAGAGCCTTGTCCACCCCAGTCTATATCCATATCTCCCTCATCTCCTGTTCCAACATAACCATTAGAACCATCTAAAATATCTCCTGAGTCTTCATTAGTAACAGTCGTGGTAGTGGTTGTCGTAGTAGTAGTCGTGGTTGTGATTATTTCTGTACCTTTATCTTCTTCAGTTATAACAATACTTTCTTCTTCTGTGATTGTAACTCCTGGCGTACAAAGACCCTCCACATCAGGTAAGCAAGTATTAGCTTTAGAATAAAAGGAGACCAGTAGTAAGAATAAACAAAGTTTTAAATAGAGCAACATTTTGTGCATCGGTAAACTCTCCCTCAACAGGTTTTGACGCCTGTACATATTCTGTTTTGTATTTACTACCGTCTGGAATTTCATCTGGATTATCAGTCCAGTATTGAGCTGCCTCAGCACCGATAGAACCTCGTGCAGGGCACGGAGTCCCAGCATCAGTCATTGCATCCCAGACACGAGCATCTTGACATAGTATAGATACTGCCGCGACCTTCATGCCGTAGGCATACATAGATCGACTTAACTTTAATTTTTGACACAGCTCATCGTCAATAACTACACCTGTGGCTACACCAACGACATTATTTTGCACACTGGCGCCTACACCAACTTTACAAATATCACTGTTCGAGTTGATTATAGAGGGTGCATTGGCCGTAGGTGGTGTCGAATTGGTTACAACCGTACTCGACACCGTATTTGTTTCAGCGTAAGATTTTTTTTGAAAGCCTATTATTAGAACACATGTGATTAAAATTATAGAACATAACCACATGTACCAATTTTGTTTCATTTTATCTACCGCATCCGCCACCACAACATTCACACATAACGTCCTCCTATCCTAAACTAGCCATTGTATCTGACATGCGTTTTGCCCGGTTCGGGGTCTGTTTGGCCCACTTCGAATCGAGCATTTCTAGAGCCGCTGTCTTGTAATCTGGTGGTGTTTTATCTTTTAGTGCTGCCCACATGTTGCGAAACTTACTGACGCCTGTTTTTCCAAGCTGAAAAACCATCTCTACGATCAGTTCCTTACATTGATCATGGACTGTGTATTCACCCAATAACTCTTCTGCGCCTGATATGGCGTTCTCTAAATCCTTTTCTAATATTTCCATTAAAAATGACTCTTCATATTCCTTGTCATCTTCCCAAAAATCTTCAACGCAGAGGTGCCCTACCCCCACAGTTCTTTTTCCTAGTGTGTCTAAATATACTTTATTTCTATAGCCTTCGTTGTGACGTACCGAAGCCAAAAGTCTTTCCATATCCATTTCTAATACTCCTTGTAATTCTTGATTAAAAACTCTTCCATCCAGGCCATTTTATCATCCATAGACTGAAGTTGAGCCTTGATAACAGCGATGTCCTGTTGCATTTTTGCAACACTATTGGCTTTCTGTTCTACAGCATTTAAGCGCTCGCTCCACATACCCCAGGTTATACCAAAGCTGAGAACGATACCTGCTAACCAAATAGCATCTTTACTGTTGAATTTAAACATTATACTCCCATTGTCCTTCATCAGAAGGATCTCTGAACATTAAGCTGTCAGCTTGCATCATATCATTCATGCCACCATCTTTCAAACCAATAATACCACCGTCTGCTACTTCGTACATGGTAGGCTCTACAGTTGAAGTTGATCTTCTAATCATACTTTCATCTCCTTCTTTACCTCTAAGTATTCTAGCAGGCAATTCTACTTCTTCCATGTAAGATCCAGGTAATACTCTATCGGCTCCAGGTATAGAAGTAATATCAGGTTCACTTGATATAGGTCCTTCATTCCTAATTATTGGAAAAGATCTGTTTTTCATTTGCATTGATTCCATATCCTCATAATCTGGAATATAACTTATATTTTGTGCCATAGAGTTAGCTATCATAGCTGCTTCTCTAGTGACTAAATCTTTAAAAGGATCTGTGAGTTGATCATAGCTTGTATTAGGTGGTATGACACCTGCAGCTACAAAATTATTTAATGCTTCTTCTATAAATTGATTTGCAGATCCTGTAGATATATCTGATTTTCTTAATGCTTCCATTAACAATGACATACCAGAATCTTTAATCTTACCCATTAAACCAAGATCTTCTCGTAGAGCTGGTCCTGAATCAGAAGGAACCTCTATGTTTAATATACCTCTAGCAGGTTGATCTTCTTCTGCCGTTTTTACAGCATCTCCTGATCGTACTGTTAGTCCTGTGATACCCTCCATATCTGTAAAACGCTCTTTCAACATGTCACCTAGTAGTTTACTGGTTTCATCTTGAACTTTCTTTTGATCCTCAGTAGTCACGGGCATTTCTTTATTTTGACGAATAAACTCTAAGATGTTTCTTAAATTTACAATTTTATTTTCTTTTACAAACTTTTCTTCTTCTGTTTCTCCACCATTCTCTAATTGTATAATACCACCGTCTTTAGCAGTTACGTATTGTAGATACTCATCGTAGGTTCCTGATCTGTATCTACCAAGGTTAGGATCAAAGAATGTGTAAGTGTTTTGTGGTACTGGTGTATAAGATGATCCGGGGTCCGTGGTTCCATCATCTGATCCATCGTCACCTTCTCCTCCTCCTTGCTCACCTGATATCGGATCAGGGTCACTTTTTCTAGCTACCATATTTCTGTTAGCTTCAGCTCTAAACTCGTTTAATTGATAATCTTGCATCTCAGGAGTAGACATCAGTTGATTGTATAAATTACGATCATTAGCTACAGCCGCTGCAAAGTTATCAAGCTCCTCTCCTTCAAGACCTTTTAGGTTGCCAAAATATGTGGCTCTTTGAGCAGGACCACTACCAAAAATTCCAGAAACTATGTTTACAAAAGGATTATATTGAGTAGCTAAGTTTGCACCTTCTTGAAAAATATTTTTTGGATCTTCATAAGGCAAAAATATATTGCTTTTTTTCATGCCTGGTTCAAAAACGTCCTGTGCAGTTTTAAATACTTTTCCACTAGGTGTTCCAAAATTTCTTAAAATACCCTCTTGACGTAGATCTCCTACAAGATCAGATAAAACATTACCACCAATTTTACTTCGATCTGAAGATGAAATTACAGTTCCTAGTCCTTGATCTATACCAACTCTTAACTTAACAATATCACTAGCATCAAGGTTATATTTATCCATGAATGCTTTGGTCTTTGTACCACCTGTAAATAATCCTGCTTTATATGCCTCTTTTAAATCATCAAGAAACTCAGTAGTTTGTGCTCCTTTTACCTCTTGCTGTTGTCTATTTTCATTTTGATTTTCTTTTTTACTTTCAAATTCTTTGCGTTCTTCTTTAAAATCTTTATTCTCACGCATTTCTTTCATTATTTTACCGATATCTTTTTGTCGATCAGAAGAGGACCTATTACCACCAGTATAACCTTGAAATCCTGTTGTTGAACGACCTCCACCTGTTTTTTTAGTATCAGTGCCTATCTCAGCTCTACCTCCAACATATAATCTTTGAATTTTTGTCATTACGGTCTCCTCCTTCCTGCAAAGTACATGATGCCTTGCTTGTTTATACTACCACCCTTTTTAGCAGTTGCAATGGCTCCATATAAGTCACCACTAGCTAGAGCTGCACGTTTAGCGGGAGAGAATGTTGTGCCTCCGCCCACGGGTCTGAAAGGACTGGATACATTACTTGCAACAAACTTGTTCTTTGGTTTGGTTATTAATTCGTTAGACATGTTACTAGACATTTGTTGATTGTCTACTGCCGCTGGTGCTGGCGCAGGAGCAGGATCTGTTGTTTGATCTTCTATCGAAGGTCCTGCTGCTTCAGGCTGAGAAGATCTGGTAAATTCATTTGTAAAGATATACTGCATGACTTCCTCAGGATCATCTAAGTTAAGTCCTTTAATCTTTTCATTGTCTGGATCATCGTATATAAATCTTGCTAGTTTACTATAATTGGCTCTTCTAATTTTCATATCTATGGTGTCATCTACAGTTGTAACCATATATTTAAGAGCGTCTGGACTCGATAAAATTTTTGCTTGATGTTTTGCTA